CAGTTTGATTGCTTCTTCAAGGGCGCTGATGCCGTCTTCGTGGTTGCCTTGGGTAAGGTCATACAAAGCAGCGTTCAGAACTTCCCACACAGTTTGTGCGGTGTTTGCGGGTATGTTTTTAATCATGGGTAAATCTCCGATTGGTTTTGGTTGGACAAGAAAAGAAACAGCGGCAAGACAAGGTGTCCACACCGCTGTGGAAAAAATGGGGGTAAGCTCACCCCCATTCGGTTTAAACGAATTGGATAGTTGCACGCAATTCGCTGATGAGTAAATCGAACTGAGCTTTGGACAGCTCGGCTGCGATGATGGTTTCCTGAATAGACTTCAGAGTAGCCTTCGGCACAGTGACAGGCTTGGAAGGCAGCTTCTTGCTACTGGTAGGACGCTTCGGGTGGTGCTTCATCAATGCGGACAAAGCCTGCTCTGCGGCTGTGTCTTTCTCGAATGTCATCCACTTCTTGAGTTGACTCACATGGGGTTCAACTGAGTACTTCGCACCGATGATGTCGGCGGCTTCGGCACGATACTTGATGTAGGGCGTACCCTTCATATCCGCGACCAAAGCTGCGATGGCATCGGTGTGTGCCTGCTTAGTTGCAACGAATGCGAGAACAATAGACTTACGATTTGACATACTAAATCTCCTTGAATTGACTGACAAAAAATGGGGGTAAGCTCACCCCCATTTGCCCCGATGTAGGGCGTTTGTTACTGTCGCCACTCGACAGCAACACCTTCAGTTTAAAACTCTGGGGGGAATGAGAACTTTAAAAAGCTTCCCCTATGGCTGACCCCACCTACCCCCCATCCCCCCTTGGCTGAGCTGACAGACCATGTCCGGGTGAACACTATTCCCCACCGATTCTCAACACTTTTGTAATACTTAATACCGCACCATACCCCCCTTTGTGATAATCACAGATACCCCTATAAATTTTATAAAAATTTGGAAGAACCTTATGTCAAACGCTAGACATAAAAAAATCCCCCGGCATTGCTGACGGGGGATTAAACAGTTGGAGCACAACTGAGGAGAAGCAACGAGGCAACTGCTTGCCGCACTACTTATAAATAGTATACACTGGGCGCATCGCAGGTACAAGGGACTTATGCGCCGATGTTAGACCACCTTATTGATTTTGAACCGGAAGTGAGTGACCACTCTGGTAAACCTACGCCGCTTGAGAAAGAGCATCCGGCGGATGTGATCGACGCTAAAGTAAACACGGTCGAGTGGCTCAAGGGTCTGGGTGCCGCCGACACAGATACCGTGGTCAAACAAGCAGAAGTCCAAGCTGCACGCGCATCTTTCACAAATCTCATTTCGTCCGCGCCAAGCGAAATCACGCACGAACATCTCACCCAGATCAAAACACCAGCCGCTGTTCAACATCTGGTCGGCATGCTGACCGCCTATGACTGGGAGTTTGTACATCAGGCCAGAGAACTCCGTGGCTACACCGTGGCCAAACTGTTGGAAGAATGCGAACACCCCAACGCCAACATCCGCCTGAAGGCGCTTGGCCTTTTAGGTAAGGTCACCGAAGTCGGGCTGTTCACCGACAAGATTGAAGTCAAGAAGACCGACCTGACCGACGAAGAGATTGACCGCAAGCTCAAAGAGAAGCTGGCCAAGTTCATGGGCGTGACAGACGCTGAACCCATTGAAGACATAGAAGTTAGCACTAACTCACCGGCCACAACCGATGAATCTTGAAAGTCTAACGTTAAACATTGGGGAAATACAGGCTATCCAGCGTGCCCTCCCCACCATGAGTCTCAAAGAGAAGATTGAACTCATGGATATGCTTGAGGAGCGCGAGAAGCGATACGCGTTGGTAGCTGGACGCACAGACATAATTAAATTTGCCTTGCACGTCTACCCCGGATTCAAGGTCGGGCCGCACCACAGGAAGCTAGCCCGCATCTTCAATGCGGTAATTAAAGGAGAAAAAAAGCGCGTCATCATCAATATTGCACCGCGTATGGGTAAGTCGGAGTTCTCCAGTTACCTGTTCCCCGCGTTCTTCCTTGGCAACTTCCCTAATAAGAAGATCATCATGGGAACGCACACCGCATCGCTGTCTGAGGACTTTGGCCGCAGAGTTAGAAACTTACTGGACGATGAGCAATACCATGAACTCTTTCCCCAAACACTTATTGCAGATGATCAAAAGGCTGCTGGCAAGTGGTCTACTGCTGCTGGCGGTCAGTATTACGCTGCCGGTGTTGGTGGTGCTCTGGCTGGTCGGGGAGCTGATCTTTTCGTTATCGACGACCCGCATTCTGAGCAAGATGTTAAAGCCAATAGCCGACTCGCCTTCGATACCGCGTGGTCGTGGTTCCAGACAGGCCCACTCCAACGACTGATGCCCAACGGGGCAATCATTGTCATCATGACACGCTGGGGGCCGTTGGACTTAACAGGTCGCCTAATACAGTACCAAGTTAATAACCCAGACTCACCCCAGTGGGAGATCGTGGAGCTACCGGCCATCCTGAACGAAGGCGCGGAAAACGAGAAGTCGCTTTGGCCGGAGCAGTGGCCGCTGGAGTCCCTCCTGAGCGCCAAGTCCTCAATGGAGCCACGGTACTGGAACGCGCAGTACATGCAGCAGCCAACCAGCGACACGGCGGCAATCATCTCCAGAAAGCACTGGCGCATCTGGCCAAGCGACACACCCCCTGACTGTGAGTACATCATCCAGAGCTGGGACACGGCGCACGAGACCAAGAGCACATCTGACTACAGTGCGTGTACAACGTGGGGCGTGTTCTACAACGAGGAAGAGAACAGCAAGGCGCAGGTGATCCTGCTGGACGCGTTCAAGGACAGGATGGCGTTTCCTGAACTTAAGGTCTCTGCCTTCAAGCACTGGACGGAGTGGGAACCGGATGCGTTTATTGTTGAGAAGAAAGCCGCTGGTGGCCCCCTGATCCAAGAGCTTCGGGCGATGGGCATCCCGGTACAGGAATTTACACCCAGCCGTGGAAACGATAAGATGGTGCGTGTCAATGCCGTGGCCGACATGTTTGCTTCCGGGCTGGTGTGGGCACCAGACACACGCTGGGCACGCGAAGTCATTGAAGAGGTTGCGGCCTTCCCTGTGGGGGAGAACGACGACTACGTGGACACGACCACCCAAGCACTGCTGCGCGTCAGACAAGGTGGCTTCATCAGAATCGACACCGATGAGCCGGACGAACCCCGATTTTTCAAGCGCCGTATGGCGGCGTACTACTGAGGATAAATGATGGCTACCAACATAGACAAAGCTCTGTTTCAGCAACCCCAAGGCATAGAGTCGCTTGCCCAAGAAGAAGACCCGATTGAAATTGAGATCGTTGACCCCGAAGCGGTAAACATCCACGCCGGGGACTTGGACATCAGTATTGGTAAAGGCGAAGACGACACCTTTGACGAGAACTTGGCTGAAACGCTGGAAGAAGACGACATCATGTCAATGGCTTCCGAGTTGGCCGGAGACATTGAGCAAGACAAGAGTTCCCGCAAGGACTGGGAGAAAGCCTACACAGAAGGCATCAAGCTGTTGGGACTCCAGTATGAAGAACGCACGGAACCGTGGAATGGTGCATCTGGCGTGTTCCATCCCATGATTACAGAGGCCGTGGTGCGGTTCCAGTCAGAGACCATCACCGAGACATTCCCCGCCCAAGGGCCGGTACGTACAAAGATTCTGGGCAAAGAAACCCCCGAGAAGAAAGAAGCGTCCATCCGCGTTGAAGAAGACATGAACTACGAGTTGACAGAAGTCATGCGCGAGTTCCGTCCCGAGCATGAGCGCATGCTGTGGAGCTTGCCTGCTACCGGTTCGGCGTTCAAGAAGGTGTACTACGACCCCAACATTGGCCGTCAGATTTCAATATTTGTACCGGCTGAAGACATCCTGCTGCCCTACGGCACATCCGATCTGGACACCTGCTACCGCCTGACGCACGTCATGCGCAAGACAAAGAACGAGATTGTCAAACTGCAACAGGCAG